TATTGAGTCTCAGCAGCGATCTGAGCATTCTTCAATTCTTGTTCTTGAAGCTGAAGCATCAGCATCTGTTGCTGGAGTTGCTCCATCTGTTGAGCTTTTTCTTGCTGTTCAGGATCAGGCTGAGAAAGCTTTTCAAGCACTGCAATCATCTCATACCTGTTAGCAAGAGAAGAGTTATGAAGGATTCCCCGCATAAGCAGAGGCACAATAGGAGACTCAGGACCAAGGGTACTCATCATACCGAGATACTGACGTTGCTCATATTCGCGTGCAATGATGCCGAGAGTACCAACAGGAATGAACCTGAAGTCCTGAACAGGGTAACGGTTAGGATCATACTGCATGTAACGCCATGCAGTCTTCTCAACCAGCGGCATGACGAAGTTATCTTGGAACTGAGTCATTGTCCTGCGATGACGCTTGATGATCGCAGACAGTGCAGCACTCATTGCTTCAGGATCAGCGCCATTGACTGCATTCATCGGCATGGCGGAGCTATCGACAGTGCCAGTGGCTTGAAGAAGATAGCGCTCAAAGAGATTAGCTGTCTCAACATTCAGCATTGATGTCTCACCGAACTTCAGTGGCATCAGGATGTCACCAGGAGAGCCATTGGTAAGAATGGATTTACCGGGACTGACACTGAACTTGAATCCTCGCGGCATCCTTGTGGCATCGATACCCATCATGGGCACGGATGTAAGGGCTACGCTGTCAAGATGGCTACGGACCTGTGCATCGATGGTCTTTTGCATGTTGTAGCCTTTCTCAGCCACACCACGACCCCAGAATCGTCCTGGCCTGATGTCGCATCGTGCAGCAACAACAGGACGATCACCCATCATGTACGGGTTCTCTTCTGCTTTGAGAAGAGTGCCTTCATCAGCAATGACGATCACCGCTTCAACAAGATCCTTGTAGAGTTCAAGGATATCAGCTTCTGTTTCAGTGAACAATTCAACGAAGTCAGAGTCTTTACTATCCAGTAACTCTCGGGGTACAAGACCATAGTACCGAAGAAGCCTTACTTGATTGACGTTATCTCGGTGGTTCTCTTCCTTGGTAGGTTCGATGTCTTCATCAGGAGGACTGAACCCAATATCTCGTTTGGTGTAGATACCTTCTTCCATGTCCTGCACCACTTGGTAAGCAGGGACGAACTCATCCACAGCACAACCCATGCCACTGTTGACTGTGGTAGCAGTGGGGTCAATGATGAAGTTCCTGGGGTGCACACAATGCAGTTTTACACAGAAATACTCTTGCTCTTCTGTGCCGATTGCTTCCATACCAGGAATAGGTAAAGATTGAGTAGCAGGTTTCTTACGCTTTTCTTTCTTGACAATCAACTCTCCGATACCAGTACCGAAGAGACTCATATTGAGGATTACTTCACTGATCGCAGCTTTGTAATAATTACGGTCGCAATCTTCCTTAAGCTGGCGACGCATAAGCTCCACGTCGAGAGGGTCTTGGTCTTGCAAGTCGTCAACAATGTCGAAAAAGCCTCCTTTACCGAAAGTAGCTTCTTCAATCTCGCTCTGAAACGATTCAACAGCTTGTTGGATTGCAGGAGTGACGACACGGCTTCTTTCGCTGTCTCGTTGACGGTCTTCAGCAGACCAGACACCCAACCAAAGACGTTCATATTCATCCCATTTGGTTTCGTAATTGATTTCCCTGTCCTCACGCCACTTTTGAGTATGCGTCAGAACAAAGTTGACAAGCTTACGCTCGTTAGATGTCATCTGTTTATTCATCCGTAGCCTGCTATGTAGTCCATCGGTTGATATTCGTCAACGTCTTCAAAGAACACAGGCATTGTGGACACTTGATCGATGTAACTCAGTGCATCAATCAAGTCATCGTGTGTTTTTGAGTCAGGGAATTGCATCATTTGATCGAATAGAACCTTGTTCCATTCACCTCGATTGAACTTGATGCGTCCATGCTCCATCCTACCTTGAAGAGACCAGACAATCCTGTCAGTTTTCTTCTTGTTACCGTGCGTCAGTTCAAGAATACTGGCATAGTAACGCATCCTGGTCATCTGTTCTTTAAGGTAGATCATCAGTGCATTCTTCAATGCACCTTTTTCAATGCCAATCTGCCCTGCCTTGACGTCTCTGGCTGCTTTGATGATGCGAATAGCTGTTTCTCGCACATCCCAACGACCATGAATCACTTCCTTGACCCACCAACCATGCTGATTGACCTTGACGATCGCAATTGCTGTCTCATCAAGGTGTTTTTTCTTGTTTGCCTGCTCTTTTGAGACATCTTCGAAGCCAGCCAAGTCAACAGCAATGAACCAATCACCATCTTCTGGCTCATCTTCTTCAATATGCCACCATTCAGACTTGAAAATGTCACTTGCTGCTGCTTCAAAGCTAGCTTCAAACTCTTGTCTGAAGGCAAAGCTGGACATTGACTTTTTTGCAGCTTCGATTTCAGACTCTTTGAGGATCGGATTATCGTAGCTGGTGAAATGCCATGCTTTCCACTCCTTGTCTGTGCCTCTTTCAGCATACTGATAGAGATCATAGAAGTGGTTCCTTCCTTTAGGAGTGCCAATGAACACGGCACTACCTAGATGATCAGCCAGTGCAGGACGAAGGATCTGTTCCCACACCGAAGCTTTCACGTCAGCGAACTCATCAATAACTACGAACTTCAATGCGACACCACGCATTGTCTCTGGCCTATCAGCACCCTTTAGACTGATGACAGCGCCATTGACTAAAGTGATCTGCATGTTGTTGATGTGGCTGTGAGTGATCACATTCTTAGCCAACTCCATCAACTTTAACCACATGATGTCCCGTGCTTGTTGCTGAGTAGGTGCAATATACCAGACAGCACCGCTTGTAGACGATAAGGCTTCAACAATCAATCGCCATGCAGCGTATTGGCTCTTACCACAACGTCGTCCAGCAGCAATTACCTTGAAGCGTGTGTCGTCTTTCCAGACCTCTTTCTGCCAGGGTAGTAACTGAATATCAAGCTTCATCAGGTCAGTGGCCTTTTCTCACACACTGCTGTTGCTCTGACGTGTGGAATCATTGTCTTGAAACTGGCAGTGTCCAGTGCTTTCAAACATTCTTCTGGTGTACGGAATACTACTTCAGTAATCATTGGAATGTTGTTCTCTTGTGAACCAAGGAACACAGTCAGCACCAGAGCATATAGCATCAGCGTTCCTCTACGATGACTGCATCTTCTGCATCATCGTGGTTATCGGTTACAGCAACGTCATTCAATCCGGTTATGTTTATCTGGATGGCAGATCTTTGTTCCTTTGCTCGTTCGAACATCGAAACAGGTAAGATCCTATCCAAACAAAGCTTCAGTGCCACCATCTGATCTTTATCATCATCGTTCAAAGCTTTCTTGATGATGGTGTTCACAATCCTTGAGCTATCAGCGCTATTGAGTAACCTGTCTTTCAGTTCCTGAACCTTAGTACCAATTTCCTTGGGCCTGCCCATCTTCTTCGGTGGTTTCTTAGGTTTCTTCACCGGGGCTGTGCGAGGAAGATACATACTGACAGACCCTTTAGGTCGTCCACGCCTTCTGTTCGACACAGCAACGATGGGTTCTTTATCAGAATTTTCCATCTTAGTCTCTTAAAAAAACACCCAGTCTGAACGATGAATGTTAAGCACACAGAGAATCCTAAAAAAAGCACACAGAGAACTCTCATTGAGCACACAGAAAAAGCTCTGTGAACAGATTCTAAATGAATTCTTCTTTTTTTCTTTGAGTGCTACTACTATATAGTTTCTGTAGCACAGGAATCCGTAGCACGGGATATTAGTGGTTATGCACCATGTATTCGAAGATGACTGATAACGGATGTAGATCAAAAGTTCACCATGTTGCTTTTGTGGTTGGGTGTTGAGGACTAGTCCGTTGCGCTGTCATATCTTAATAGAAGGGTATATTATAGCATATTTTTAGACTTTTGTCAAGCTTTATTTCACTTTATTTGAAAGTAACTTGTTCTGTGTCTCTTTTATACCACTGGTAGAGACGCTCCGCGTAGCGGGGATGCTTCAATCTCAAGCCGTCTACCGCAGAGGCGATGTAATCCCTGTTGTAAGTCATTGATTCAATTGAATAAACCTGGATCAATATTGGATAGCTACTTTTTTAGAAATACTTTAGACCTAAAGCATCTTCGATTTAGCTTTTTTGTACTTG